TTTAGAGATTTATCAGGTAATGGAAATGATGGCACTGCTAGTGGTGGAATTGCTAAAGCTGAGAGTATTTTAAGTTATTAAGGAGCTAATAAATGGAAAAGAAATTAGATAGAATATTTAAGAGATTTAAAGAGTTAAAATCTGAGAAGCAGAATTGGTTACCTCATTATGAATTAATAGGTCAATTTGTAATGTTAAGGAAACAACATTTTACTTCTACTGGTAGAAAAGGTGAGTTTTTAGCTAATAAGATTTATGACAGCACAGCTCCTAGAGCTTTACAGATAGCAGTTAGCACAATAATGGGAATGCTTTGGATTAATGGTGCAAAGACTTTTAGATTAGCCAAACCGTATTATATTAAAGATACAGAGGAAATTAAAAGTTATTATGAAGAAATAACTAGAAGAATTGCTATAATAATGGACAGTGTAGAAGCTGGTTTTATTTTAGCGTTGAGTGAATATTTAACTGACCAATTAGCTTTTGGAACTAGTGGTATTGGTGTATTTGCAATTGATGAATACCCTTATGTTCGGTATGAAGCTTGGGACGTAAAGACAATGTTTATTGATGAAGGTAGTGATAGGTTAGTTAATACTATTTATAATTTAAAAGAAATGACTATAAGACAAGCGGTAGAAGTTTATGGATTATTAAATTTATCTCAAAAGACACAACAAAGTTATGAGCGTGGTAAAGAGAATGAAAAGATAAAAATATTACAAGTTTTAGAACCAAGAAAAGTTTTAGACCCAACAAAGAAAGGTAATTTATTTATGCCTATAGCATCATATCATATTGAATATGATACGAAGCATTTGATAAAAGAGAGTGGTTTTGAAGAGTTACCAGTTTATGTTGCAAGGTTTTATAAAGTATTAGGTGAAGTATACGGACGAAGTCCGACGATGCAATGTTTACCTGATACATTAGAATTAAATTATATACAAGAACAAATACGAAATATAATTGGTAAATTAGCTGACCCACCATTAGCAGTTATAGATGATGGAACATTAGGTGGTGGAGTGATAAATAAGTCAGCGGGTAGTGTAACGGTATTTGATGGTTCAGGAGGAATACCACCAGATAAGTTAATGTATCCGATGTTTTTTGGAGCAGACCCAAGTCAGTTTCAGTTTATAATGGAACAGTTAAAGAATAATATTTTAGATGCGTTCTTTTTAGATAGATTATTAGATTTGAATAATGAGACAAGAATGACTTTAGGGGAAGCACAAATACGAGCAAAGATACGAGGTGAAAGTATTGGGTCTATATTTTTGAGACAATTAAATGAAATGTTAACACCAGTGATTGATAGAACGGTTAATTTAGCTTTTGATAGAGGGCATCTTGGTAAACCAGCAGATGACCCAAATTTGAAAGAATATGATTTAGTTATACCTGAAGAAGTATTAAAAGTAATGGCTGAGGGGAAACATTTTTATGATATACATTATATTTCACCAGCGATGAGAATTATTAATGCGGAAGAAACACAAGGTATAATGACGACATTTGAGTTTGCGACTAATATGGCACAAGGGAAACCTGATATATTGGATAACTTAGATGGTGATGAGGCTATAAGAAGATTGAGCGAATTAACAGGTGGAACTGGTAAGATATTAACAGCGTATGATGATATGTTAAAAGAAAGAGAAGCGAGAATGCAAAGAGCAGAAGAGCAGAGACAAGCGGACTTAGCAAGGAATGCGAGTGAAATAGCGAGAAACCAAGCTCAAGCTAACGCTCAACAATCAAAAGGGTATTTAGGAGGTAATCCGAATGGATAATAAACAGGAAAAGAAGTTGAAGGATATTTTAGCGGAGTTAGTAAAAACCCAAGTTGGTTTAGATTTTTTAAAATGGTTGAGAAAACGAAGTGGTTTTGGTAGAAATGTTTTAATAGTTAATAGTCAATTAGATGTTAAAACTGATGCAATGGTGTATGATATTGGTAGAATGAGTATATATGTTGAGATAAGGAAATTATTACCTAAAGACAAATTATGGGAAATAGAAATAGGAAAGGGGGAAGTAAATGAGTGAAGAAGGTCAAACAGGGGGACAAAGTAGTGTAGAAACACCACAAGATAATAATTTATCTTTGGTGACAATGGGCGGTGAAAATTTAAAACAAGAACAACAACCAATAGATATTAAGAATTTAATACCTGCGGAGTTTAAAGATAAGCCATATTTAAAAGATGTGGATAGTGTAGAAAAGTTGTTCAAGAAGTTAGATGGAGCGGAAAAACTAATTGGGCAAAAACCTTTTAGTATACCACAAGATAATGCTCCAGAAGATGTTTGGAATGAGTTTTATGATAAAGCGGGCAGACCTAAAAAACCAGAAGAGTATGAGTTAAATATAGAAAATGATAAAGATTTTGAGAATTTTTTAAGAAATGTTTCATATGAAACAGGGTTATCTAATAGACAAGCTAAGATATTAAATGAGAAGTTTAATAATTTTATTTTAGAAAAAGTAAATTATGAGAAACAACAACAAGAAGAGTTAGATAAAGAATTTGATAAATTAGCTGTAGAAACTTATGGTAAAGAGCAAGATAAAGTAATTGAAGTAGCAAAGAATTTATTACAAGCACACGCACCTGAGAAGTTTAAGGAACATATAAATAGTTTGGATAATAAGACTTTAGTAGCTTTATCAGGTGTGTTATATGATATTCATCAAAAGTATATGAAAGAGGATAATTTATTATCAAATGGAGGGGGTTCCGCACCAATAACAGCGGCGGAAAGGTCAGCAAGAGTATTGGAGTTGACAAAGCACCCTGCGTTTAATAATCCTCAACACCCAGAGCATAGAAAAATAGTTGATGAATGGAATAAATTATATAAAAAATAATACTTGACAAAAGTATTATTTTATTATAATATGGGTTTAGATATTTGGAATACTGCGAGTCGTTCTGACAAGCAAGCCAAATAATAAATTCAAAGATGAGTGTCCAAGAATTTGGGTATCACCGTAATAAGAAACTAGAAATCTAAACATAAAGAGAGGTTATTATGGGAGATATTACTACAGTTTATAAACAGAAGTTCAGTGATTTAATGTATGCACAAATACAACAAACTGAAACTAGATTGAAAGGTTATACTGAGATTATAAGATTGGAAGGTGAGAAACAATCTTATGATGGTATTGGTATGGTAGAAATGGAGGAACTTTCTGCTAGATACAACAAGGTTGAATTTACTGAAATGGAATACCTAAGAAGGAAAATCACTTCTAAGCGTTATGGTATTACACTTCCAATTGATGAATATGATGTTAAGAAAATGGATACAGACCCAGATACTAAATTAACAAGAGCTGTTGTTAATGCAATGAATAGACAATTTGATAGAGTAATTGCAGAAGCGGCATTTGCTGATGTATATACAGGGGAAACATATTCTACTACTTTAACATTTGCACAAGACAATGGTGTGACTGTTGATGCTATTTCAGGGTTGACTTATGAGAAATTATTAGAAGTTAAACAAAACTTTATTGATAGTGAAGTTGCTCAAGAAAAGAATGATAGAATTGCTTTAGTTATTTCTGGTGCGGAACATACAGCATTAATGAAAGAAACTCAATTAACTTCTGGTGATTACAGCAGAGAATTTGTAATTGACAGAGGTGAGATTACAAGAGCTTTAGGTATGGATATTGTTCTTTTTGGGGCGGGTTCAACAATCAAAAGACCTGTTTTAAATGTAGCAAGCAGTGTAAGAGATTGTATTGTATTATCATCTAATTCAATTATTCTTGGTATTTCAATGGACGTAAATGTAGAAGTTGAAAACAGAAGTGATTATTACAATACCAAACAAGTAAAAATTACAGGTGCTTTTGGTGCTGTAAGAAAAGATGGTTTATTAATTCAAAAATTACAAACACCTGAAGCTTAATGGAGGTAAAATATGGCAGTAGTAGATAAATATGTTAATAGTGATTTACAGAGTGGTAGAATGGGCGACAACTTTAAAGTTAGTGGTTCATCTGCGATTGAGTTAATTGTAGCGTTTGAAACGGAAGCTTGTGACGCAAATTCAGTTTTTCGTGTTGCAAAAGCGTTACCATCTAATTATAAGATTAAACAAATATTGGTAGCTAATGACGCTATTGCGGGCGGAACAGATATTGATATTGGGATTTATAAGGTAGATGATAGTGTGAAAGATGCGGACGCTTTAGCTGATGGATTGAATTTATCTTCAGCTCACGCAGTTGGTTCTGATTTACAAGGGACTTCTGCGTTAGATTTAGCTGATTATGATAAACCAATCTATGAGTTAGCGGGTGATAGTTTAAGTGACAAAGACTTAGCTTATGACCTTGCACTTACTACTAATGCGGCTATTACAGCGGCAGGAACTATATTGGTAAGAATTTCTTTAGTGTCCTAACCTTCACCTTCTTCACCTGAATAACGGGGCTAGATTACAGGTCTAGCTCTGTTATTTTTATTATAGGAGAAAATAATGGCAATACCAACTTCTAAAACGGCTATATGTAATTTGGCTTTGGATTATTTAAGCCAAGAGGAAATAGTGACTAATATTGATACACCTTCAACACAAACAGAGGTTGTTTGTTCAAGGTGGTATGATGTTACTAGACGAGAAGTATTAAGAGGTTCGGTATGGAATTTTGCTAAAACTAGAACAACTTTATCATTAAACTCGTCATCGCCAGCTTTTGGGTATGACGACGCTTATAATTTACCAAATGATTTTTTAAGATTATTATTGGTAACTAATGGTGATGATTTAACTTGTGATAGAAGTATAATTGAAGATTATGAAATCGAAGGTAAACAGATTTTAATTAATAATGGTGGTGCTAATAGTTTATTTATTATTTATATAAAAGATGAAACTAATGTATCTAAGTATGACGCTTTATTTGTAAAAGCTTTGGCATTATCTTTAGCGTTAAATATTGCGTATAAATTCACATTAAAAGATAGAGTAGTTAATAGAGTAAAGGCGTTATTAACAGAGACATTACAAAAAGCGAGAAGTATTGATGGTCAAGAACGACCGCCAAGAATAATAGATAATACTTATTTATCAAATGTAAGGCGGAATATGTCGTCATCATCTACGATAACTAACGCACAATATTATTCATTTCCATATTAGGAGGGGGGTATAATGTCATTTATTAATAAATCATTAATAAACTTTGCATCAGGTATTATATCTCCCAAAGTTTCAGGTAGGTTTGATTTAACTCTTTATAAAAATGGTTGTAAAGATATAACCAATTTTATTTGTGAAACTCAAGGTGGGGTAAGATTTAGAACAGGGACAAAGTTTGTTCATCATACCAGATTAAATAGAGTAGCTAATTTTATTCCATTTCAGTATAATGATGAACAGTCTTATCTATTGGAATTTACGAATAAAAAGATGCGAGTGTATAAAGATGGTGGTATAGTAGTTGAACCTGATAAAAATATAACTGCTGTAACACAAGCTAATCCGTGTAAGGTAACAGTGAGTAGTCACGGATATACATCAGGTGATGAGATTTTTATTTATGATGTTGGAGGAATGACAGAATTAAATGGTAAGTCTTATTTAGTATCTGTGGTAGATGCAGACAATTTTACTTTGTCAGATATAGATGGAAATAATATAGACAGCACGAGCTATGGGGCTTATACGAGTGGAGGAGTAACAGAGAGAATTGTAGAAATAGATACACCTTTTGTTGAAGATGAATTATTTGAGATTGGGTATACACAGAATGCTGATACAATGTATTTAACTACAAGAACAAACGAACCAAGAAAATTGGTAAGGTCAAGTCATACTAGTTGGACATTATCTACATATACAAGAACAAATGACCCATTTACATCTGCAGGAGAATACCCAGCTACTTGTGCGTTTTATGAAGGAAGATTATGGTTTGCAAGCACAGATGATAGTCCAGAAACTTTATGGTCAAGTAGAGCTCCAGACACTGCGGGTAATCCAAGATATGATGATTTTACTACAGGAACAGACCCAACAGATGCATTAATGTTTACTTTAGCTCCTCAAAATGGGAAAGTAGATGTTATAAGATGGTTAGCAGCGACGACTAAATTTATAGCTTTAGGAACTTTTGGTGGTTTAAGTAGAATGCAAGGGAGTGGTTATGATGAAGCTATATCACCAACTAGTATTCAAGTTAAACCTGTAGATGCGTATGGCTGTGAAAATGTAGCACCAATAAGAACAGGGGATATAACTATTTATGTTCAAAGAGGTGGGTTGATTTTAAGAAGCTTAGAGTATGACGCTGTTAAAGATATGTATATATCGGTTGATAAGAATTTAGTGAGTGATTTAATTACAGATAGTGGTATAAAACAGATAGCTTTTCAACAAGGGCGACCTGATATTATTTGGTGTGTAAGAAATGATGGTGTTTTATTAGGTTTAACTTTTAAATCAAGAGAAGATGTATCAGGTTGGCATAAACATATTTTAGGTGGAACAGATGTTAAAGTTTTATCGGTTGGGGTTATACCACAAGATAATAATTTTGACCAAGTATGGGTAGTAGTAGAAAGAACACTTAATGGTAAAACTAGACGATATGTTGAATATTTTTCTGAACCTGTAGAATTTTGTGATATAGATGATTTTTATAGTGGAAATAAAGAGGAAGATACAGATACTTATTTAAATGCTATTTATGAGAAACAAAAGGAATATATTCATTTAGATAGTAGTTTAACTTATAATGCATATGATAGAACAAGTGGTATAACAATATCAATAAGTGATACTACAGGCACAATAACTGTAACAGCAGATAATCCAATATTTACTAGTGATGATGTAGGGAATGAGATAAGAAAGAAAGCTATAAAAGGTGTAGGAACTGGTAGAGCTAAAATAACAGCTTATACTTCATCTACTGAAGTTACAGCGGAAGTTTTAGTTGATTTTGATAGTAATGAGGATATAAGTAATTGGGCAATAACAGTTAAGAGTATAAGTGGTTTAGGACACTTAGAAGGAGAAACTGTTGGGGTAGTAACTGACGGTGGGGTGCATAGTGATTTAACGGTGTCTAATGGTTCAGTATCTTTAACTTATGAGGCTACGGTTGTTCATATAGGATTAAGATATACAGGTTTTGTTAAATCAATGCCATTAGTAAGTCCTGCTATTTCAGATTATTCACAAGTATTAGTAAAGAACATAAACCAAGTTGGTATAAGATTTTACCAAACTTTAGGTGGAAGTTTTGGCGGGGATTTGTATAATATGACTAAAATACTTTTCAGGTCAACAAGTAGTTATACAGATAGACCCCCTGAAGTATTTACTGGTATAAGAGTTTTGAAGTATGGTGATAAATGGGATAGAGATAAATTTATAATAATAAGACAAGCACAACCATTACCTTGTAATGTTCAGGTAGTAGAAGTGTTTATGGATACATCGGAGGAATAAAGTATGTGGTGGTATATTG